ATTTAATTACTCTGTTTTTATATTATTATCAAGGACATAATATATTTATATATATAAAGTCTTGTTGATATGCTGTCTATGAAACTAGAAGTTTCTTTTAGTGAATGGAAAGTATATCACATTGATATTGGTATTTATCAAAAATATGATATAAGGATCAGATGGTGACCAGCTCAATTTGAGCGGTAAATACACCACATTTAAATTATTATTTTCACCTGAATGGGCTTCAATAATCTGAGGATATTTGCCGATATGATTGGTAGGTATCACACCGGAGTAAGAAGCTCCCGAAGGGAAAGGGAACGGGAAATACAGATGTTTAACAAAATTAAATAATCTTGTTGTCCGCGGTCGCCATGGCCTATCGGTCGTGGTGATTACACCTAACTCTTTAAAGTTCAGGCTCTGTACGACATTTTCTAAGATCTTAATGCATTCATTAAAATCATTAGTCTTGTCAATCTTCGCCAAGCCCTTATTGTTGGCATCAAAGGCTTTTGCCATAAGGTACTTCGAGGTTAGCATTTCAATATTTTCGCTAGTCTTCCAGTATTCCTTAGGGTCAGCCTTGAGTAAGAGCTCATCGCTGCTATCGAATTCGGTAGCGGCGTCAAAAATCTTCTCATTTGATTGGTTTAATCTTCCGATTAAATAATCAAGCTGGAATATTCTATATGTGTTGTGTGTTGCTTCCAACACTAAGGTTCTATTAAAACCAAGGTATTTAACAAATCTGTTTAGTACCAAGTCTTTTGAAGTTAGGATTAAGAAACTGATGGAATTTCTTAACAACTCCAAACGTTTATCTTGTTCAAACTGGATTAATAAAATGAAGGTCATAAGTACCCTCCTCTTATGTATACCATTAATTTTAAGAAGTCCGAAGACTTCATTTAGATCTATAAGTTTAAGATCGGTTCTCTCTGTAAGGTGTATAATTAATTGTGGAAAATCTAAGATGTTATCTACCACAGCCTTACAAAGGTTAGCAGATATTCTGCTAACATCTTTGTTGTGATTGATGTTTCTTGATACAATCTCCAAGCAGTGATTGTCCTCAGTAAAAACTTTGGATTTACTGCCATTTATCTCTATCCCAAGATCAGTCTCATAAGAATTCTTAATGATTCCGTCTGGGTCATAGCAGAATAGGTCGTCGCCTACCTTGACATATAAGTCTTTGGCATGCTTCAAACCCATTCGCTTTTGATAGATAAATTCTAACCAGTATAAATCGGTTAGGGTGGCTATATCGAAACTACCAGGAGTTCCCATTCCCTGGCCTCTACCATATTTAATGGTATTAGTGGACCCTTTTATATTCCACGGGCAATCAACAACTAATTCCCTCCAAGTGTTTGCAATGCTTTCCCCATACCGAACTTTCATTACGATATGTTGCAGGGATGCTGGAAAAGCATCGGTCCATGACACAACATCATAGGACTTGAAACCCGGGCGTGCGATTTCGCAGGCCTTGGCAAACGCTCCCAAATGAGAGTGAGAAAAGGACTTCCCACTGAATGTCTCTTTGGTGAAAGACTTAATATCGCTCATTATAGGAACAAGTAATGAGGCTGTCCAGTAGTCAGAAATGGCAACTGCGCGGGCCTTGTTACCTTTGTCTGGAATAGCAGTGATAAAGCGAAGCTTCACCCCTTTGCTATCATTCAACAAACTGGCTTGAGATTCTACATATCTGTAGTAATCTTCATTACCTAAAGCAATACATAGTTCATAAAATGGTTTATTCATTTCTGAATTAATCAATCTATGTGCCTCAGCTAAAGCAGTTTCCCACTTAGCTTTACCGTTAGGACCTTTACTGGTCACTTGTGTTGCAGGTTTGTTATAAAGAGAACCAACAAAATTTATATTTCGTCGTGTTTTAATAAATTCTTCAAATTCATTAAGGATTTGGGGATTGATCTGAAAAGTTTTAGTTATTTCTTTAGTATCCAATTGTTTATTATCAGATACTAAACGACTAACGCCTAGTAGGGATCGTATTACTTGATCTGAACTACTACACTGTTTATCGCGTACTTTGTAGTACAAGGGGCGTAACAAATTCAGTTTGCTACACCACCGGTCTTTTCTGCCAGTGGCTACCCAAGCCGGACTTTGTTCTTTAGAACCTTCCAAAAGGGAAATAGTATAATTTTTGATAATATTAAATCTCTTGGTTCCGTCTACTATACCATGATTCTCAATCAATGAATCGTGGAGTTCGATGATAGATTTTAAAGCGCCTTCGGTATCGAATTCGATACTGGCTATTGCTAGAATTCTATTTAATAGTAATATAAAGAACTTGTAATTCCCAGCACCAATCGTGCCAGGTACTTTTGCCTTGTCATTAGATGGAACTTTAGACTTACCATTGTCTAATTTTCTTACTCTAATGTTCGGATCTTTAGAATTTGATCTTTCTCTATGTTTTGAGGAATTTTGAGTTTTAAAGTTTCTATTAAATGTTATTTGGAATTTTCCAATATGATATTTTAATGTGTTAATGTTAGTAGAATACAAAGTCAACATGATTTGATGTTCGAAAAGATTAGCACAAGAACAAAAGGATACCCCAATAAATACATTGGTTCGTCCAAGGATCAATGTCCAATAAGGCAAAACATTTCTTAAATGTACAGAGAC